AAGACGTCGGGGATCTTCACCAGAAAAGCCTCCTCCACTCGTTGAGCATCACCTTTTCGCTTTCGCTCAGTTCCGCCGTTGTGGCGAGGTCTGAGTCGCTGTGCTTAAAGCTCACGCTCTGGTCGCCGTCCGTTATGCTTGCAACGGTCTGCGCCGCGTCGGTAGAGCCCGGCTGCTGCGTGCGGTAACGCTGCGCGGCTATCTCTGCCACAAGCAGATCAAGGCCGGGAACAAGCTCACGCCGCTTAGTATATCGCAACACCTTTGACTCGACGCTGTCCAGCAGATACCGGGCAGCCGGCAGCGACATTTCCTTACCCAACATCACGCGCATCCGGGCTATGAGGTCGGCCTTGTTCTGCTCCGTCATATCAGCCCACCAGCCTTGCGGTCATGTCGCTGTCAAGGGTCTTGACACCGTACAGGATATCAAAGCTGACGCGGTCGGTCTTGTGCTTGATGTCGTAGTCATATACGACTCTGATAGCAAGACCGTTCCTGCTTGACGCAATAGCCGCATTATTCGCGCCCATAGGCAGCTCAAGCTGACGGGTAACGAGTGCAAGGCCGTTGCGGTGGAATGCAAGGGAATGAGTCGTTTTGACGAGATACACCGTGACCGCCTCGCCCGAGGCAATAGTGCGGTGGATAGGCTGATCTATCGCGACCTCAGCGACCGCGCCGCTTGCGGCAGTTGCATCGGCGGCAAATCTATAAAGATAGCCATCGAGTATAAAGCCGTCGCCCTTTTTAAAGGTGCCGGTCGTCGCAGTGACATCCGAGAGTGCGACCTTAGTCTCGCCGGCGGTGCAGGAGACCTTTGCAGCGGTCGCAGTACCCGCAGTTGCCGCGAGGGTATCGGGGGCATTCTGCGACATATAGGTGTCAAGACCATAAATAGAGCCGAGCTCCGCCGAACGCAGGGCGTCGGAGTTGCCCGCGTATGCGACCTTTGAGAGGTTATCCGTGGTCAGATAGCGATACTTGTGCGTCGGGTTGACGAGCAGTCTGCGCTGCTGTATCGGCACGCCCTTGAGGTCAAACGCCTTGGCAATGTTGGCAATGTCCTTGAGGTCGGTCGCGTTCGCGGTGCCGCTCACGGTGTTGCCGGCATTCGCGATGCCCTCAGCAATAATATCGCTGTCGATAGCCTGGGATATGGCCTGCACCGCGGGAGAGATGATCTGCTCAGAAAATGACTTAATGTCGAGGGTCATTTCCTTGGAAGTGACCGGAACGGTGACATCGCGGAGATGGTCGAGGGTCACCTTGACGCTGCCCTCGTTCACGTTCTGATCTACGGTCTCGCCGACGAAGTTCTTCGCGCAAAACTTCGCGGGCTTGCGGATGGTGATAGTATCACCGACGTGTGCGAACTCCTTGGAATAGTCCTTGTGGACAAGGTCGGCAGCAACGAGATTGTTCTCGAGCACCATAAGAGCCTCGTTCGCGACTATCTGAGGAGTCAGAAATTTGTTTGACATTTGTTAAATCCTCCGTTTTTACTGATTTTTGCGCCAATTTACATAATCGGCATAGTTCTCGGGGGCTTCGCCCGGTTCGGGGTCTCCGCCGCCGTGGTCGGGGTCTCCGCCCCTCTGTCTGGTTTCGACTTTGTCAAAAAGATAGGCGTCGCTTTCCCTGATTGCTTTGAGCTGATCGTCAAAGCCCTCGAGCTTGCCGTCTTTGTCGAGTTTCACACTGCCGGGTGTTATCAAGGCTTTTATAGCTCTTGCGTTCTTGCCTTTGGCGGCTGTAATAGCGGCATCGATAGCGGAGTCAAGTTTCATGGCAGCGATATCGCTGTCATACTTAGCCTTAGCCTGCTTGTTCTCGTTCTGCAGCTGTGTAATTGTAGCCTGCAGTCCGGCGGTATCAACCTTTTTGAGCTCTTCAAGCTGACTGTCCCGCTCTGCTATCTGGCCCTCAAGGTTCTTGACCTTGTCGGACTCGGCGCGAAAATCTGCTTTTGAAACAAAGTTCTTGCCGATATAGCCCGCTATCTTCTTGTCGATGTCCTCGGTGTGTGCGTCGCCTAAAATGTCTTTAAGCCAGTCCATGTCTGTCCTTTCCCGCGCTCCCTTTTTACTTGGCCAGTCCCAATATTGCGCGACACCATTTTGCTCCGGGTGGCGGATAAATTTGGATATAAAAACAGCGCTTTGCATTTGACTGCAAAACGCTGTAATTATTATGTTGTGATATGACAAAACCGCCTCGCTTTCGCTTGGCGGCTTGTTATTTATTATTGATCCTCTTCATCAAGAGTATCTTTTCCGAAAGCCTTTATATAGCTCTCGGTGAGGTCTTTTATGATTATGGGGGCTTCATCTTCGTCCAGTATTCCGTCGAGGCGGCCTTTGAGCAAATCCTCATAGTAGAGATAGAGCTCGTCGCTCATGGCTTCGCTGAGATCGTTGTTGTCTACTTCCCACTTTATCAGCGGAAGCACCGCGTTAAGACGTTCGGCTTCTTCAAGGATATCCTGATCGAACTCCGAAAGATATGAATTTTCGAGAAGTCTTCCCGTTATTGGCGGTATACTCGTAATCACACGACTTTCAAAAATTTCTGTTGCGCCCTGATAATCAAGGTCGTATTTCATCTTTTTCTCACCCTTTCTTTCCAAACATTGCCTTCAACCCTTTTGTTTGAGATAACATTCACTTCAACATCCGGGTATAGTTCTTTAAATTGCTGCATCACCCCTTTACAGCTATCACACATTCCACGTTCGGAAAGCATACATATCTTTTTAAAGGGGGTTGTTTCATACAAATCAGCAAAGAACTCAAAAAGCTTTGCCTCAGTATCATTGTGGGTTCCTTCTCTTATCGTTCCATCCTCTCGGCGAACAGCAATATATTTAAAACGTCGTGCCTCTTTTAGTAAGACCAATTTTCCAGTTCCTTTATACCCACTGCTATCTGCTTTTGTAGATACTGCACTATGTGCATAGTACATATTGTCAAAATCATCATCGATATATGCTCCGGCAATGTTTCCGCTTCTTTTGTATTTGCTCGTGAACTGGAGTCTTTTTTCATAAATAACCTTTTTATCAAACCGTAAGATTTCATCAGTAGATAAATTGCCTGAATCTATCTTGTATTGATTCACCAAGCGGTATTGCCTCTTGAGCGTCTTCCACTTCTCAGGATCATTATACTTTATTTTTAAGAATTCATCAAGAGAATCCGGCACGTTTTCTTTTAAGACTGCCGAATACCGTTCGAACTGATCTCTATTGTAGGAGGACACTTGTGTCAAAGTCTTGGGCGGATAATATTTAAGCTTCCCGGTAAGAGGATTTATATTATCCGCAAGCCACTCTTCATATGTCGTTTCTGCCGGAATAAGCACCGTTTTCCCGGTCTCGGGATCCAATGCCCTGCGTTTGAGTTCAGCTCGGTTTTGTCCCTCTATGACTGCCGTTGTAGTGCAGCGGTCGTTCGGATGAAGCGGCGGATAGTTTATGCCCTCCTTCGCTTCGGAGACCGGAAAAGTCTTGCCGTCCAAAGCGCCGCAGACATCACAGGTGCGCCCGTCAAGGGTGGCGAGGAATCTGTATTCCGTTATGCCTTCCTCTTCGTATGCCGCTTTTTCAGCAGCGTTGTGCACACGGTTAGTCTCGGTGCGTATCAGCCGCATCGAGTTATACATTCCGGACTGCATAGCTTCGGCGAGCTGGCGCGCCATTACCTGCGGACCCGCTCCTGTCATAATTCCACGCGTCACAATACCGTATGCGCTGTTGGCAAGCGCGGATGTGTTCTGCCAGATACGGTCGGAAAAATTCGCGCCTTTCCAGCGGTCATTTACTATGGTGTTTATGGCGCCTTTCGGCAGGGCTGAGAACTCAAAGCCTAATCCCGTACCGATCTGCGTGTCATATATACTGCGATAGTATGTATCCCCGCTCACGTCTTCAAGCAGCCGCTTGAGCTCCCGCTTCTCCCGGTCGGCAAGCAATGCCGTTTCCGTCTCGATATTGGCTTTCAAAGCCTCAAGGCGGTTTATCCTCGCGGCGTATGCCGGCGCATTGAGACGAGCAAGTGCTTTTCTTTTTATGACCGGGTCTTTTATGTTATTGAGCTCTTTGCGCAGTGCCTCCAATTCCGCTTCCGCTTCTTTGGTGTTCAGCATCCGCCGAGCCTCTTCCGGCGTCAATTCACCATTTGCCGCATAACGCGAAAATATCCGGTTTATGCGGGCGTCGAGGTCTTTCTGCGCCTTGGCGTATAACTTAACGGTTTTTGTCTTTATAACCCGTGTCGAAGCACGTCGGGCATATTCCTCGCGCTGCAGTGCCCGCTCCTCCCAATAGAGATCAGAGCGCATTATTCATCATCCTTTTCGGAATCGTCCTTGCCGTCATCGTCGCCGATAAACATCTTTGCGTTTTCCTCGCGCTGCTTCTGCAGCTCTTCATACGCCTGCGCGACATCATCAACAAACGGGTGCTTTGCTAAAAGCATCTTATCGGGCACAAGCCCCTGCGACTTCTGAATTATATCCACCGTCTCCGCGTCATTGACTATCATCGACTTGTGGACATCGTATTTGATAAGTGTATAGTCATAGTCAGTACCGTTCTTCAGGTTGATATCCTGCGTAATAAACCATGACAGCTCTTTCAGCATGACCTTTAACTTCGAAACAAGCGGGTCAGCCTTAAGGTCAAGAAGGGTGTAGCGGAATTTCAGACTGACGCCTGACGGCGCGCTGCCGAGCTTTTCATCGTTCATATCAATGCCGCGTCCGATATGATATATGTCCCGGCGCAGCATATCGAGCCAGGCGAGGCGCTCGGTGACATTAAGTGTGACCTGCTCGGCGCTTATCTTGCCGGACGGATCGCTTATTGACACCGCCTTGTTTATCTGCAGCTTCTGCTGTATCGCTTTTGCGGTCTCGCCGCCGTATCCCTGTATCATCCAATAGAGCTCAACGAGATCTATCTGATTATTCGTCGACGCAGAAGATATCAGGTTATATGCATCAAGTAGCCCTTTGATGCGCGAAAGGTCGGTCTGATGCGCAGAGTTGTTATAAAGCGGAACAAACGGGATTCTTCCCCACGATTTCGCCTCAACCGAGACGCGCTCATCGTTGATTATCTGCTCGTTATACCAGTGCGGGCTGTTGCTTTCGAGCACAAACTCTCCGGCATCGTTTTCGACATAGCGTTTTACCCCTGTCGCAGTCCACCACTCTACCCGCTCCCGCTCCGTCTCTGTGCCGTTTTGCACAACGGTTATTTTATAGTGGCGGAAAAAGTCGGTAATCACCTGCTGATAACTCATATCGCGGCAGGCAATACATTCTGTCGTCGGGATAACAACAAAACAAAGTTTGCCGGCTGCCGAGTAATAGACATGCAGCCATCCGACGATACAATTCGACGCATTTGTTGCGAGGTCGGGGAGCATGTCCGCAAAAGCCTCGTCTGAGGTCACTGCGGTGACGGCGTCCTCAAAAGCTTTCAGGCTTTCATCCACACTGCCCGCTCCGTCATTTGCACCCTCGACGGAGACGGAAAGCGGCTTGCCGAGAATGTACGCGACTTTCTGATCGACCATCAGCGCATGGAAATTATGCACATTGTGGTGATTCGAATTGTTTTCATTGATTATCTTAACGCCGCCGCGCTTTATGCCCGCCGGGCTGTTTTCGTCTTCTTCGTAGACAACCGTCTCGCGAAAATCTTTCTGAAGAATGTCCTGCATACCGCGATAATATCGGAGTCCCTCGCATGCCGCCAGATACTCCGGGTCTTCCCGCGCATTTTTAAGCACGGTTTTGATAATCTCATCGTCCGTAGCCGTATGGTGATACGCGAGCTTTTCTCTTATCAAGTCCATATTGTTAATCATTAAGTTACCCTCACATTCTGCTGGTCGTTCTCTGTGGCGTAGCGCGTGGCGTCAATCGTGTGGTTGTCTCTATCGGGATAGTTCGCCTTATAATTGCCGTCCTTATCCCGTTCGAGCTCATACGATGAAAATTCCCGCGCCGCGTTTGGACAGCGGGCGGGATCTATTATTATTTCGTCGAGGTCGCGCAGCCATTCTATGCCGTGCTTCACGCTGTCCGGACCCTTGCGTGCGCCTCTGACTCTCAGGCCGTATTCATACATATCCGCTATAGACTTCGGTTCGGCGGAGTCTGCGATAATTTCGCCGGCAACTCCACGAGATTTTATACGGTCGGCGGCAAGTCTGTTGCTCATGCCCGCCGCGTATATCTCGTCGTATATGTACAGCCGCCTGCGCGGCTTGTCATAGTTGCACGATATAAAAACAAACGGGTCAACCGCATAGCCCCAGTCTATGCCGCGCCTGATACGGTCAAACCGCGCAATCTCTTCGGCACTGATGGGTCGGATACTGATGTTCCGGAATACCTCGCCGCCCGTGCCGGTGACTTCCCCGAGAAACTCGTGCCTATATCGTTCCGGCGAGTGCTGTTTCAGGTGCTCCGCCTCCAACAGCAGCGGCGCGCCTATCCAGTCCTGCGGCACAGTCAAATATGTGCTGTGATGTACCAGGCGGTCGGCGCGCTCTACGCGCACCTCATCATTCACCCACGCCCGCAGCGACTCAGGGGGATTGTACGAATAAAAAACATCGAATTTACTGCCGCCGCGCATGACCGACTGCAGCACATTATCGGTTTCCCGCATCCCGGAAAACTGATTCCATTCCTCGAACCAGATATAACGAAAATAGCCGAACGGGATTTTTATGGACTTGACTTTCATCGGATCGTCAAGACCTCGAAACATAATCGTTTGCCCGCTCGGCAGATATGTGATTTTCATCGGACTGACCGTCGCTTTAAAATACTGCGACACGCCCAGTTTATCAATAGCCCACAGCATTTGTGCAAAAACGCTGTCCCGCAGCGTGTCTGCAATTTTGCGGAACACGATCGCGTGCGCGTCAGGGTTTTTAATGATGCCGCAGACAATTTCAAGCGATATATAGCTGCTCTTCGTGCTTCCGCGCCCGCCTTTAAGCACATAGTGCGTATGCTGCCCAGCACACACATCGCGATGCACCTCATAAAACGACGGCGCGATTATGTCAGTAAGCCTGACGGCCATATTAGCCGCCTCCTATATCGTCGATAATCTGCGGCGCGTTGACGGAGACTTCTTTTTTTTCAACCGCTGTAAAACCCGCTCGGTCAAGAATATCTTTTGCGGCCGCGATGATATCACGGTCATCGGCATACTTTTTCTTCAAAATTCCTGCCATTGCTTCCTGGGCATCGGCGGCGTCATATAAAAAGCGACGCCGGATACTCTCCGCGATTTCTTCCTCTCGCCGCGCCATATATTCCTGCGCATCTTGGCGTTTTAAAATATATGTCGCCATCGTCGCCGCCGACTTTTCGGAATAACCGGCAGCAATAGCCGACTCGCGTGCTGACCCGTATGCCCTTTTTCTTTTGACAAACTCATCACAAAAAGTAATCATCCGCTCTGTCATTCGACTTTGCCACCCCCTCTGTTTTATAAAAGTCACAAAGGCTTTTAATTTGTCGCGCGCGTGAGAGTTTTATAATGCTGTTATAAATTAAATAATTTTTTTGTATTCGTCCCTTATTTCCCGAAAAAACGAGCTGTAAAAGCGCACCTCCCGGCTCACAGAGAGGTGCGTCAAATGAAGGTGTCGCAGCGCGCGGAGTCAAACCGCGCCTTCGGGGTGTATCAGCCCCGAAGATAACCGTATGCCACCATATATGCCGCCCGAGCTGCGTCTTGTCGTCAGCCATCGTTTTACCGTCCGCAAACTTGTGCGCCCGATTCGTCCCGGAACGCCCGATGCTTAACTTCTCGCGCTTCCTCGCCCTCTTGGCGGCAGAAACTAAATGCGTGAGAGTTTTGAACCTATGAGGCTTTGAGTCGAACAAAGCCCCTTGAGGAATCGAACCTCGCCTACTCTCTGGACAGCCGCTGCCCATGTGCTTTTGTATAAAAGCCCTGCTATTAAAACCCGCCGCAGGGCGAGGCGGGAAGAAAGGAGAAAAGAATTATGTGGAACTCTGTTTCAGCCGTTCGGCGATTCGGTTTTGAGCGACACGATAATATCGCTCGTCTTTTTCAAAACCGGTGTAATGCCGTCCGGTGTTGATGCAGGCGATAGCGGTCGTCCCGCTACCCATGCAATTATCAAGCACGGTGTCGCCTGCGTTGGTGTATGTGCGGATAAGATATTCAAATAGCGCGACCGGCTTTTGCGTCGGGTGCAAGCCCCGCTCGCAGTTGATTCGCAGCAGATTCCGGGGATATCCGGTCACATATCGCAGCGAGTCCTTGCCGAGAGTGCTGTCTTTGTAGATGCCGTCCGTTTCGCGTTTGCCTTTTGTAACTATCGGCTTTTCGAGATGCTTGATGCCTTGCGGGTTGTATGTCGGCGCTTTTTTGTAAAAAACACAGATATCCTCTATGCAACGCATCGGCTGATATTTTGCAAAGGTAAATCCGGTCGGCATGTTTTTCTGCCAGTACCAGCAGTAGCGGAAAAATCGGCGGCAGCTGTTAATGACGTCGGTTGTAAACGGCTGTGCGGCCGTAAGCACCACAGCGCCGTTGTCTTTCAGAATCCGCCAATACTGCGACCACAAAAGGCCAAAGTCCAGCGCGTTATCCCACGCGCAGTCCGTCATGCCGTATGGCAGATCGCAAAGAATCATGTCAATGCTGTTGTCAGGATAGATTTTCATCCCGGCGAGACCGTCGCCGAGAAATATCTTGTCTAAGTACTCCAAGTTACACTTCCTCCAGTGATTCAAAAAATCCGGAATTCCGCGCTTTTCGCTTATCAGAGTACTCTACAATACCCATTATAGGCTCAAGTTGGTCCTCTTTGTGCACTCTTTTATTTTTGCTCGCGGTCGAGGATGCAAAAGAATTTGTGACGGAGATTATAAAACTGCCTGCGCCCGCTCGGCACCGGCATATATTCATACGGCGTCCCCTGCGTGACGTTCTTGAGCAACGGTGTTATCAGTCCGACATCAGAGCCGCAGGCAAGCTTCACGCACCGCTCAATTAGCGCGACATCTTTCTTTTCCCGCTCCCGGCTTTCTGCCCTTTTTGCCGTCGGATCAGAGCAGCCCGAAGCGGACGGCATCCCGGATGGAGCCGCCGCCGATAAAGCATATGTATCTTTTGCCCGCTCCTTTTTCCGTGGATACTGCAAGCAGAAATATTTCAGTTCCCGATATCGCTCGCGGGGTATGTCATATTTTTTTGGCAAATCCTTATCTCTCGGCATTGTTTGCATCCTCCATTTTTGCGCCGCAGTTCGGACAGTAATGATAGTGCGATATACATGTTCCGTAATGCTGGAATCCACAAGCGGAACACTCGTCGCCCGCGATTTGCATTCGCCAATCTTCATAACACAACTTCCATTTGCCGTGTTTAACCGCTTGTACATCAGCAGCAGGAGCTTCTTTTAAAATTTTAACAGCGGCATTCCAGCCGTCCGCATAACCTTTGTTCTCAAAAACATCTCGGTTGCACAAGCCTATCCCGAGCGCAACACGGTCAATATAATCGCTCATTTTTCTACCTCCGACCAGTCAAGCACACATCCGCAATTACTGCAATATTTAGGCATCGAAAGTTCATAGATAAAAATATCATCATCCGAAACGCCCAAGTCACCTCGGCAACAAGGGCATATGTAATAGCACTCTTCGCTTATCGGCTTCTCTGGTATCTGCTTTTTGAGAGCTTCTATGATTAGCTCGTAGCAATCTTTTGAAATACACATTTCACAATTATCTGTGTTTCGATAAAGATAAACTCGATTCAATACCTCGACAAGCGCATTTTTATAATCATGCATTATTAAGTACCTTCGCCTCTTTTCGCTTTTATTTCTCCCCTGCTGCAATAATCGCTGTCTTTTACAAATCCACCGTATTCTTCACAATAGCAATAAGTTTCGCAATTGACAAAGTTTTTACAGTCTTTGCAATACAAAATTTTTTCAGCGGCGATGTGCTCTTTCAACGCTTCAATCGCGCACTCCATCGCGTTGCATTGCGGACACTCGTCAGAGCACTTCCCTCGGCTCATCTCTGCCTCAAAAAATTCAAGTGCTTTTTCTGCTCTCGTTTGGTTCATTTTGTTTTCCTCCTCTTCGTCGTGAAACTTGACACATTTACAAGGCTTTAAAAAGCTGACATCCGTCAGCAGTTTTTTCTTTTTCTCGGTCGATTCGGCGGCTCGTCCTCGGGCTCTTTTATGTATTTAAAACACATATATCCGAATCTGTTTTGAATGCACTCGACAAGGCGATAGCCTTTCGGGGCGATTGGCGGGCTGTCGGGGCTGTAGCTCCGGAGCGCGACCTTTGCGTCCTCGCTGGCCGGCTGCCGCATGTTGCGGGTCGATAGATATCTATGTTTAGTGCCCTGTTCGGGCGTCCAATGGTCAAATAAGTAATTGGCAAGACCGGTGTAATCACAACCGTGGTCTATACCGTTATAATAGTTGTGCTTGCGCAGGTGCTCTATCTGCACGATATCGCCATAGATCCACTGCGCTTTAATGATCTCTTCCGGCACGCCGTCGGAGACCATGTGAAAATGTATTCTCTTTGTGTTTCTGCCGCGTCCCATATAAAGATTGATTTTTGCGTCCGGACACGCGTATTGTAGTCTTCGCTTATATAATGTACGCAACCGGCGCGCTTCGCCCCAGTCGTGCACTTCGTGATCATTGTCAAATGTAAGAGTTGAATATAGGGAAGTCGGCGAAAAGTTCTCGTTGAAAACTCGTGCGTGCTTCCGCCTTGCTATCATCAGATTGTGGCGCTCGCGCTCCTCGTCCGTGCGGAGCACCGGCTTGTACTGCGATTTTGCGACATTGGCGGTGCGGTCAGAAACCGTGTAGACTTCCTGCTCGCAAACTGCGCCGGAAAATATTCGTTTCTTGACTCGCACCGCTTTTCACATCCTCATTTCAAATTTTCGTACTTTATCGAACTCATCGTCGAAAGCTCGTCGAGATATCCGACAGTGTTCTCCGTCAGCACCCGCGTTGTGCTGATTGGGATAATCGCCATCACAAAAAATCCGGCTTTCGCCGCGAAGAACGCGCCGGCCGCGGTCTGACGGTAATACAATTCAAATTCGTCCACATCAAGCGGCTCAAGATATTTCGATTCGACAAACTCTATCCCGGCCGAAGTCTTATATGGTATATAGTCGTAAGAGCCTATCCGCAGAGATATCGGCAGAGGATCGCAGCGCTCTTCTCCGTCAAACGCATCCTCGACCATCTTTAAAAACGCTTCCGGCGGCTCGGCGGTATACCGCTGCACGATTTTGTCCGCCTGCGTCGGTGTGATATCGAAAGATGTCATAAGCGAATCGATTGAAAACACCGGGCAGTCGTTAAGATAGTAGGCGGCGAGACCGTCGCCGAGCATCTGCGTTGTCATGTCGTAGAGTGATATGCACTTATTCGCCTTACACAGGCTTATTATTTTTTTGATTTTCATAAAAAGTTCCTTTCCGCTTTGCAAAACTTGTTCCAAGCTTCGATTTCTTGTTCTTTGGTTGAGTGCATTTCGGCGAAAGAACTGCACACGCAAGCTCCCACTGCTCTTGATATTGGTAAAATAAAATATTCGCCGCAAGCATATCCGATTTCGGGCACTTCGCCGCATTGTGGACAAGGTTTTAAATCAAGCATCGCAACCACCTCCGTTGCAGGCGTACTCCTTAAGTGCGGCGGAGGCTTGTGCCATAACGCTCTCGATGCACGCGCTCGACATGACTTCGCCGTCGTTATGCGCCGGGCAGGCCTGGCATGCGCCCTCTTTGCCGGATCCGCAAATCTCCGCCGCTTCGATAAGCTGTTCAAGCGTCAGGGTTTTCATGCCGTTCAACCTCCTTTGCCAGTCCGCATTTCAGCGGGCTGTTATAGCAAGGATTTTTACAAGTGCCGATTTTCTGACACTGGAAACAGCAGTAGTTTCCGCGACGGTGGTCGCAGTTAAAATGTGTGCACATCAGGATTCCGGCTTTCTTTTTATTCATCGTCTGCCGCCTCCATTTCTTCATTCCAGCAAGCTTTACACGGTGCCGGACCCGCTCCGGAAACGGCGGAGTGCTGGCAGCTCCCGCCGTAGCAGTTGGCGCGGCATATCCTCGGCACACCTTCTTTATCCGGCTTTGCTTCCGGAAACTTCTCAAAAAAGTCTTGCGCATATGTTTTTCTCGGGTGTTCGTTGCTCCATTTTTGTAGACTCTCTATTGCCCTTATAATTTCTTCGGAAAAAAAGTCTATCGTTTTACTGTAATCCATACTCAAACCTCCTGCAGCAGCGCTCCGAGCTTCTGCATCGCTGCGCGAAGCTTGGCGGCGGTGGTCTCGTCGTCCATCAAAGCAATTATACCGCGCATGACATTGATATATTTTTGAACGCTGTCAAAGTAGACGCTGAATTTTGCGACCTCCGACGAGGCGGTGAGCTTCGCGTCCTTTTCGACCTTTTCGAGCCGTCCGGTCAGCTCGCTTTTCTCTTTTTCGGCGGCGTCGAGCACCGCCTTGTATTTCTTCTCAAGCTCTTCGGAAACTGACTTCTTTGCTTCATCGCGTGCCCGCTCCACGGCCTCGGTGATTGCTTTCTCCTTGTCCTTTTTCGCCTTTGCGCGCTCTTTTTCAATCGCATCGGCGGTATACTGCTTCATCTCTTCGGCGGTCGGCTCGCGCATGACTGTCGCGGCAGGCTTTTCGGACGCCGCTTTCAGCTCTTCGCGCAGGCGGCGTACCGTGTCGGAAAGATCTTCGTGCTCCTGACTGCTTTTCGCGAGCTCGTCGCGCTCGGCGGTGATAAGCGTCAACTGCTCCTGCGCCTCGTGCAGCTTGCTGATAGTCTCTTTCAGTTCGCGTGTGGACATCTCCGCGACATCGTTGTTCTCCTCGACTTCCTTGCGCTCGTACCACGGCAAGGCGGCAAGCATTCCGAGCTTCGAGATGCCGAGACTTGCATTCGACTGCAAATATTTCTCGCCAAGCGACTCGAGAGCTTGTATATATGTATAGGCTTGTCGCTGCTTGATACCGACATCCTGCTCGACATACTCTTCAAAGGTCTCGTGCCCGAGTAAAAGATATTTACGCTCGTCGCGCATCCTTTTAAGATTCTGGCAAAAGTCCACCATAGCGGACGCGGCAAGGTTGCCTTTTGCGATTATCTCATAGTGGAGATTTAACGCCTCGTTCTGTTCCTCGCTCAGGTTCCCGCTGAGTTCCATGCTTCTGATTACTTCGTTCATATGTTTCTCCTCTCTCACGCTGCCGCGTGACTTTTCTTTTTCTTATTTCTAATGTACCCGCTCCATGCCTCGACAAAAGCCTCGACCTCCGGCGTCTTGCCGCAGTTGTGCAAACCACGGCACTGGACGATGCTCTCGGTCTTCGGGTTATATTCCAAGGTATAAAAAGGCTTGTCCGGCTCGCTTTTCTTTCTGATAAAAAAGATAACCGTCTGCCCGCTCAGGTGTTTTTTTGCATATGTAGCGACGCAGTGATGCAGCGCGCTCCCCTCGTCGATTAGCTCGGCGTGGCTTCTCGCCGGGCGAATCAACAGGGCGCCGCTTTCAAAATCAAAATCCCGCTCGAGCTTTTTGAGCCGCTTTCCAAACTCTTCCTGCATTCTGCGCGTCTCTTCGAGCTCCTTTTGCCGTCTTGCTTCCGCAAGGGCTTCGTTTGTGCGCTGATGCGCCTGCGCGAGATTCGGCGGCAGGAGGATATCCTCGCGCTTGAGGTCAAGATTCAGCTTTTCGCAGTCGTTCCAATAGTCGCAAAGCGTGTATATCATTTCCTCCTGCCCGTCGAGATATTTAACCGCTTTTTTGAAAGGCAAATGCTTCTCGACGTTTTCGATCCTCGTCGAGCTGTATAAGGCATATTTTCTCGCCTGCGCCGGAGTGATTCCGTACTTTTTGGCAAACTGCGCATAAAGCACGGCATCGCGCGTTTTTTCGGGTAGTTCTCGCAACTCCTTTTTCGTCAGCCCGAGAGCCGCCGAAACAGTCTTCGCGCGGCGGTTGACAACTCCATTCGTCCACGAGTTATTGACCGCAAGCCTGATAAAGCCTTCTTTCACCAGCTTTTCCGTCAGCACCGGATATTTGACATATGTATCAAGCCAGCCGCAAGGATTTCCGCCGAAGTTTTCCATATATGACGACATCTGCGCGTATCGCAAATTGGTGTTTTTAAAAGTCTCGTCATTAAAGCCATAATAATGGTTTTCGGCATAATTTTTTTCGTCCGTATACCACGGCTGTCTTGAGCTTGGCTCCGGTATGGTCGCCATGCGCTCCCAGTCTAACTCCCAGCCGTGGAACCCATACGACCACCTTTTCGCCCACACGGCGTCAACGCCGGTGTTGTAATAGACCCGATATTCCTCAAAAAAATTGGTCTTGACTGTTGTATAGTCCAGGCGGTAATCGCGCTCCACGAATCCCGCCCGGACGAGGATTCCGCCGTCCCGCAGTTTCGTGGCAAAGAGAATGTATTTTTGGTCATACATATATTTTCTGCCTCTGCCGCTGTCGTGGAACTCGACCGTACTTTTGCACGCCGGGCAAAAGCCTATGTCCTTGTGTTTGCAGTTGACATTTTGCACATCGGCGGCGCTGTATGTCCGGCCGAGCTCAAGCACCACATCCTTGTGGCAGTGCGTACAGTGTCCGTATCTGACGCCGTTTTCACGGTGCGTGAAGAGATAGCGGCTCCCCAGCAGGACGCTGTCGTCAACCCACTGCGCGACCTTTTTCGGCAGGCCGTCAATCGACTTGGCAAAAGCCATTTTCCTCGCGTGCTGATACTGCTTGTCGGTGATTTTCTTTGCTTTCTGTCCCATGTCGCCACCTCACAGCAGATCCGCAAGGTCAAGGCTGATGATGTTATCGGTCTTCGGCTCTTCGGCGATTCCGTAATATTCGCGGATCCAAGAGTAGACCGTTTCATCTTCGACCATCGCGCAGCCGTTCTCGGCATGCTTTCTTGCTTTTCCTGTCACGGCTTTCACACAGTCCGCAAGGCTCTTCTTTTCGTCCGCGACCTTGCCCGCGCTGATATCGTCGGTTATAAGCGCATCGATGATATACTGCGCTATACGCTTCTGATTCGTGCCACCCTTTTCGCCCTCGGCGTCGATTTTGGCTATTGCCTTTTTCATCAGTTCTGTCATTTTTCTGTCTCCTTTAAATTCAGATATTCCGATATTTCTTCTTTTGCCCGCTCCCAGCCGGAGCACCACACGGCGCGGAAACCCTGTCGCTCAAGCGCTTCAAGCCACCACTGCTGGTCTACCGTTGGCTTGTTTCGTCCGGCTTTCATTTCGATATATAAGCCGTGGTATTTTCCCCGGGCGACCGGTAGGCAGAGGTCGGGCACGCCCTTTTTCATTCCCTGCCGCCGGAGCGCGGCGCCATATGAGACACTACGCTTGCCCTCGTTTGGAATATGATATAAAAGCCGCAGCTCCGGCTGTGCGGCGAATTGGTACTCCGCCCACATAAAAAGCGCTTCCTGCTCCTCGGCCTCGCGGTTCTCTCGCTTGGTCTCGGCGGTTTGGTCGCTGGCCGTGCTGCCGTCATCCGTCGAGTAGACAGTCAGGCTGTCCAGTTCGCACCCGCAAACGCGGCAGAGTCTTGTTTTGTTGCCGTCGGCAAAATTATATTCACGCCCGCATTTCGGGCATCTGTAAGATCGTATTTTCATATCGCGCCCCCGTTGACATTTTCCGGCGGCGGTGTTATACTGTTTATGGTGTTTGGTGTTGTTCCGGCAACATCCTTTGGGCGTCCTGTTACCGCAGGGCGTCCTTTTTCATATCTGTCAAGCCTCGGCAACACATTTTTCGCATATTCGTCAAGATAAGCCACAACAGCCTCACGTCCGTCAGCTTTCCAGATGTGCTTACGGTCTTTTCCTTTTTCTTCGATAATTATCAAAAATTCACTCGGACGGCCGTTTTCGTCCATGCCACGGCGGCTTCTGTCAAAATATATCGACACCGGCACGGATATCGGCAAGCGCAGCGCAGAGCCCTCCTCGCGCTCGATTTCCTCGACCCGCTCTGCCATTTGAGGTATGTATTTTTTAATCATCTGGTTGTCAAAGTCAAAACGCTCGTTGTCGGACAGCGCATGACGCTCGCCGAGCTGATTTTTGTAGTGCGTATACTCGATAGCCATGTTCTGATTTTTAAGGTTTGTTACATAGCCGTAAGTCTTGCCGTCGTTATAATCCCGGCGGCTGACGAATCGGCCGCTATAGTCGGCAAGCACTGCATCAAGCACATCGGCGTGCATTAAGATATGATTCTCTTCCATCATATTTTTGCTCCTTTCTTTTTGAGATAATATGCGCAGCAATCGTTTGTCGCGGGGATCTCGCGGAATCGGTCGGTGATGTAGGTATAGGCACAGCGCTTTCCGTCCCAGCCGTCGCTCGCACAGTCAATTTGCCGCAGCCAATAGCAGCTTTTACAGACCTTTTTCCTGCGCCATTTTTGCCCGCTCCCCGGCGCGTCAGCTGTCTTTTCGAGTGCCTGCATCGCGCCCGCTCCTCTTTGCTCTGATTTTGGCTATTACCTTGTCTTCAAAGGCGATTAGCTTGTCCTCACGGATAAAGCCGTAGATGATAAGTATGACGACGGCGATTTCAAAAACCGTCTGAATTGCAAACTTTAATGCCATGGTTATACCTCCGGATTTAAACTTTTAAGAAATTTTATTATGTCTTTTGAAAGAACCACATTGCTTGTCGCTGCTGCATATGTGTGCAACGCATCTCGTGCCGCAAAATCTTTGTCGGGACGCAGCACAAAGCATCCGTCAATTGACGCACCGCTTTCGTTGTCATATACGCGATACTTGTGATAAAGCCCCGGTTCTGCTTCCCTTGGTAAATCCGGTAAAGGCATCCAGAATGTCACCTGCGGCTGTTCCCAATCCGGAAATTCGTCCAAATACCAACCTTCATCGATAAAAAATGTTGCGATTTCGTAGGAATTAACTAAACTCACATGCTCTCGTGGTCTGCCGTTTGCAATTACTAATACCCCCTGGCAATCTTCCGGGAGCCTGTCATCGACGCTTATCCACGGCGACGCGGCCGGCTCTTCAAGCCGTTTCCTCGCGGCGCGGATAATTGCGCAACGGTGGCAGGCGAGAGATTCAGCCTGCTTTGATATCTTGTGGATTGCCGCAATAAAGTCTTTATTATCAATCATTTTCCTGCCTCCTCAAAGAATCTATGCCCGCCGATGGTGCAGACATAGGTCTGCGACTCGTGCCATATGCTTTGGCACAGCTCCGGCGCGTAGAAATACAGTATCTCGGCATCCGTCGCCACATCGCCGTCGTCAAAGACATCGGAGACCGCGCTCTTGACTTTGTAGCTCGGCTCGGGGCGCTTGTCGGTGTAGCCGTATCGTTTGACGATCTCGGCGGGGCGCGCGTTTTCCTGCTCGCAGGCGTTTAGGATGCACTGCGCAACAGCCATCTGACCTATGTACGGCTCGGCTCCCGCCTCTGCCATGACTACCCGCTCAACCTCATCGCGCTCGGCGGCGGTCAGGGCGTATCTGACACTTGCAGTTGACTGCAAAACCGTTTCCGGCTCTGCTTCCGTCGCTGCTTCCGGCTCGGTCGGATCGACATAATAAACATCCGGCATCGCGCTCGTTATCTCCGGCAGAGCCGCAAGAAGTATAATCGCCACCAGCGCGACAACCGCGCCGATGATAAGCAAGTCTTTAGTCATCATTGCCAGCCCCCTTGTGCATCGGCTTGACAATAGTCAGCCTTGTGGTGTGCCGGTTTGCCAAAGTAGCAAGGTCGTCCGCCGCGCCAAGCACTTCTTCAGCGGTAAGCCCGGCTTTTTCGGCGGAATCCTCAACAGCTGATATTGCCAGTTTGCAGGCTGCCACAATTACACACATGTCCATTGTTCCGATTCCGCCGAAAGCATTTAAAATCTCCTGCGCGAGCATTACGCTCAACAATTCGGACATCGTTGCCGCTTTGTCGATATCGCCACTTTTTAAATAGTGGGATCTGGGCATTGTGAGCTTCCTTTAAGCTTTTAATCATTTTCTTTTCTTCCTTTCTTTTTCTTCTTTAAGCCGTCTTTCTTTTCTTGAGCCACAGCTCGTACTCTTCTCTGACGCCCGGGATTTCAAAATACCGTTCTACCGCGCGAAGCGTTGACCGGGCTAAATGCGTCATCTCGCTGTCAGGCACCACCGACAGGTCGAGTTCTGCCGTTTGAGACATCGCAAGAACTCCTTTCTCGTTGTTTTATTTCTTTTTGTGTGATATACTTTCTCTTGAAGGGGGGTGATTGACTTGTCATATAAGCGGTATTATCTTCCCGGTGTCGATGAGATTCATCAGCTGGTCGAGACACCTGCCTCAAAAGAGAAAACAGATCGGATTCGCTTCGTCGTTACTGTAGTCGTTTCCGTTGTAGCAACAATAGCCTCTATTGTTGCTGCTGTTTTCGGGGCTCTTGCTTACTTTGGTTAAGACAGTTACAATGCCACAACCCACGCCGGTCTCTGCCGCAGTTGCTATTTCCGCGGCAGTACGCCGGCTGTGTAAGCGTAACGGTTTCGATTCGACGAGCCCTTTTTATCCGCTTTTTAAACCTTGTCATGCTTTCATCTCCTTTCTTATTGCATTAATTTCATTTTCTTGCCATTCGCCTTTTGTGGCAGAGAGGGGTTAATTACACTGACCAAATATTTTATTCAGTCCTCTGCAAATAGCGCCATTTCAACGGCGTTGGCTATCATCGCGCGCACGAAGTGTTCAAACTCCTTGTGCTGCATTACTCCGCCATGCTCGTTGTATTCAACCAGCGCCTGCGGTCTTATGTCGTAGCACCATTCTTTTTCGCGGATGTATGCGGTGCCGATCGGCAGCGCCTGCTTCTGCAGTCCGTTATAAATAAAATCTTTAGGTCGTCCGAGATACCTCGCGGCCATCTCAACCGGCACGCTGCCGTCAATCGCGAGGATTTCTTCTTTTGTAGGCTTCGGTTTCAAAACTCGCGGCATTTTATGTACC